CGATCATGGAAGAGAGGGGGTGAATCCTCTTAATTCCATCGCGGAACAACTGCAAAAGCGCCTGTTGCGAATATTGCATCGCGGCAGGTTCAATTGCAATGATCCGAGGTGACTTGAGCGACTTAGGCACTGTGATAACCCTAACAGGTATCTCAGCACCGGGTTCGAGGAAGTGAATATCTCGCGGAACGAGGGGCGTCTTTCGACGCACCCAAGCCCGTTCGTCAATGCAAATTGACGACCACTCTTGCGGAATATAATTTCCGCTAGGAGCGAGATAGGTCGTGGCCGGGAAAACCCGGTCAAGACGGGAGGGCCAGGTTAGCTGGTTGAACTTTCCATTACTGGAAGTCCGCTCAGCTACAGCGCCCGGACCGTGCTTCGGAACGACATTTCCCATGGATAGATTGAATTCCATCCACTTGAAAAGGTCACCGAAAAGCACCTCCGACATACGCCTGAAATCCTCTTTATAGAGGGGATCAAGTATTTTGTCAGAGAACTTCACTTCCTGCTCACATTTGACAAAGTCAGACATGGCTCGCCTCTCGCGTTCAGGCGTTACAACCTGAAGACTCTTGGCATCACTGCCAAGGTCCGGGAGGGCGATCTTACTGAACATCAGCGTTAGCTGACGCACAGCATAGATTGCTTCCACATCTGGCTCGTCAAACAACGTGCCACTAACAGGATCGAACACACGTCCAAGGAAACCTTGCAGAAATGCAGGGAGACCACTATTTTGTCCTCTTCCTCTTTTGAAGGATGGGACATCTGAAGGGACGACGAAACCTTGATCAAGCCATTTTTGGATGGCCTTCCCAAGGTCCGCCAGGGTAATAGCTAGAAAGCTAAGCCCCTCGTGTTCGAACCGACTAGAGACAGTTTTTATGTCTCTAGTGGCGCTCGTGCAGCATCGCACGGACAGCTCAGCTGCCGTGCAGGACCAGAGTGATATCAGGCTTTTCAGCATTCCTCCTATATAGGGGGTGTGTGCATCCCTAGCCTGTATCGCAAACTAAGGGGTCGCCCCCTTAGCTCACTGAAGCTTAATTGCAGGCATTAACTGCCGACAAGAAAAGCTCGCTTGCCAGATACACCGCATTGACCAACGCAACAACGATGACCAAGAATTTCTTGGTGAACGTTACGCGGGGATCAATATCAGACTTCCTTCTTCCGAGGGCATTATGCCTACGGGGAGGGTCATCTGAACGATGTTCCGGCAACGCCCTACGTTGATCAGGCATTGAGTGGTGTTCTTGGTCTCCTAACCTCGGTTAGAGATTAAGATTCCCCACCCAAGACCTTGATCATCGAGGCGTTCGAAGACGCCGTCAGCAGGCCACTGAGGCCTAGCCAAACGGCAAGCGCTTCGGCTGGCGTATAGCCGTCCGAAGGGGTTTCCACGACGACGTATGCCGACATGGAAACCTCATCGCTCGCACCGGTCTCGAAAGGGTCCGCTGCGATCTTCGAAGTGTCGATCCTGACCATCCGGCGCCAGCCCTTTCCCTTGGTAGGGAGATGGCTGACGGTAACCGTGATGGTCTCGTCCCCGACCTGGTAGACAGCCTTCCTATCTCCCACGCTTACGCGCGGAAGTGTGAAGGTGTTGCCAGAGACGGTGACGGACAAGGGATCGGTCAGTGACACAGGCGTTCACTCCTAGAGAGCATAGCTCTCCTATTGGTGTTATGACACATGCAGATGCTACTACTTACTGTCACGGGTAATACCCAAGGCAGCAAGTATGGCGAGTTGACGGGCAGTTAGACCGCCCATGTCGACGCCGAAGCCATACGGCGTAGCCCTCCTACGTACCTTTGACTCTACAGTCAAATTAACGAGGGAAGGTCGATT